TTTACTAATGGTGCTTTATCTGATGGTAAAAATGATGTTATTAAATTAACAGGAACTTTAGCAGCTAACAGAACAGTATCTATTCCAGATTCAATTGAAAAAGTTTATCACGTACAAAACGCATGTGATCATGCAGGATACACTTTAACTTTTAAAACTTCATCAGGTACAGGTGTCCTTTTATGTGAGGGAAATAACTATGTATTATATTCTGATGGTACAAATGTTGTAAAATTATCTGAGCAAAGAAACTGGAGAGCAATTTCAGCGGCTGAAACAGTTCAAGCTGGTGCTCAACTTTTAGTAAACACAAGTGGTGGAGGAGTAACGGTTACGCTCCCAGCCTCACCTGCTACAGGGGATGAGGTTTCATTTGTAGATCAAGGTTATGATTTTAATAGTAACGCATTGACTGTTGGAAGAAATGGCTCTAATATAGCTAATGCAGCGTCAGATCTTACAGTTAACACACAAGGCGCAGCTTTTTGTTTGGTCTTTTCAGGAGATGCGACAACAGGTTGGACGTATAAGGAGAAATAATAGATGTCAAATTACGAAGCAACAAGATACGATTTCGATGGAGCAAACCTTACTGGTATCGAGGGAATTCCTACAGCAACTATTGTGCCGTGGTCTTCTTCTTCAGTGCCAACAGGTTTCTTAGAATGTAACGGAGCGGCAGTTTCAAGATCAACTTACTCTGCATTATTTGCAATCGTAGGTACAACTTATGGAGCTGGAGATGGTGCATCAACTTTTAACCTACCTGATTTGCAAGACAACGTTGCAATGGGTAAATCTGGAACTAAAGCTTTAGCATCAACTGGTGGAGCAAATACTGTAACTTCAACTGGAAACGTTGGAGGTTCTACAGCTAATGCAACTTTATCAACAGCACAACTTGCATCACACTCACACACTTCTACTTTTAAACAAAATCAAAACTCAACTCCTTGGGGTAATGGTTTTCAACCTTTTGGTACTTCAACTCGTGTGTCTCCAAACGATTCAAACCAAAACTTTTTGAAAAATACAGGATCTGGTACAGGTCACTCACATAACATGAGTGCAACTTTTAGTGGTGATGCAACTTCGGTTGTCCAACCTTATTTAACAATTATTTATATAATTAAGACGTAGGAGAAATTATGGCAACAAACGCACAATGGACAGTAGTATTTGATGATAAACTAGTTATAAAAAATACTGGTGCTGAAGCTGGAACAGGATATAAAATTTCAGATAATGATTTTTGGGGATTAGCTAAATGGAATAACATTTGGGCTATTCAATACGGAACATCCAATCCTAATGATACTGTAGAATACAGAGACTCAACTCCTCACTCTAATTGGGCGGATGCAAATTTAGGTGATTTTCAAGATTTTATTGATAAATGGGATACAGCACATTTAGCACAACTACAATCTGATTGGGATAATGATAATCATGATGGTGAAACTGAAGCAGAGAAAATAGCTAGATTAGGTGCAAGACCAACATCATATTCATCGTAATAACATCCAAGAAGTTAATATATATTTCTCACCTTTTAAAGGTGGATTACCTCTATGAACGTATGGAAATCCGGCAGGCCAAATAACTATTCTACCTGTTTTAGGTTGAACTCTTTTTGAAAAATTTAAAAATTCTGTTTCTCCGCCTTCTTCTACATCATTAAGATATATAGAAAACACAAAAGCTCTTGGCTCTGAATCAAATCCTCTACCATGTTCTATATGCCAAACATGATATCCTTCAGTAGGCAATGTTTTTTGTATTTTCATACCTGTGTAAAAAAATTTATCTTGACCATAGGCATCGAAAGCACCTACGTTTTCGCAGTAATGTTTAAATGCTAAATCAAAATTATGTATCATCGGTTTAAAACTTTCCCACCATACATCTATCGTATCACTACCCATAAAATATTGTTGATCTTGTTTATTTAAAATAGACATTTTTTCAGAGGCTAATCTATTTACTGTTTTTGAAAATTTATTTTGATTTTCGTAAAATTGAATTGCTTTATTACATTCTTCTTTAGTTATGTAATTATCATACATACCAATGTAATTAGTAATATTAACTGTTTTTTCGTTCATTTATTTTTCTCCTTTCACTAAAAACAGAAGTAATTGTTTCTTCTCCTAACCATGGAGTAGACCAACCGAAATCTTCACATTGTTCGTACATATATTTTAAATAAAAATATGCTTGGGGATTCCAATTTCCATTGTCCAATATAGTTATATTTTTATAATTATATTTTTCAATTAAATTTTGTGCTACTTCCTCTCTTTTAAACTTTGAACCAGGTCCTACATCATTATCAATAAGAACATAGTCAACATCTTTTAAAATTTGTGGAAACAAATTAAAATTTAAATCATATAGTTCTACATTTTTAGGCATTTCTTTTTCTAAACTTAATCTATATTTTTCATTGCATTCTAAAGATTTAACATTTTTAAAAATGTTACTAAAAAACAAAGTGGAAGCACCACTCCCAAATTCTAACATGGTTTTGTTTTTGGTATCTTGCTCTACTATCCATTTTAAAAAAGCATGAGTGAGCATTGGAAGTCCTTTAATCATTTATTTGTTCTTTCTTTTTATTAAATTTAAATCTATCATTTTGTTGTATATTAAAAATCAAACTGTACCTGTTATTATCTTCAATACTTTTATCGAATCCATGTAGAACATATGGAGGAAAAATATAATAATCTCCAACATTAGGTGTAATTTTTATGTTTAGTTCTGGTAAAATTAAATCACATCCCTTGGTTAAATATAATATGCCATGAAAACAATTGTGGTTATGATAGTTTAAATAATTACCTTTTTTTATTTCATTACCCCACGCGTTTTCTATAATCATTTTTTCTAAAAAATACTGAAATATTTCAGGGTGAGAAGTTTGATGTTTGTTTATCAAGTAAGTAATAAATTTATTAAAATTAGGATTATTAATAAAGTAATTCCATTCTGTCATTCCACCTTTTACATTAGTATAGTTTTCAAAATTTGGATTTAAATTATTTTTTATCTCTATCATGAAATTGTTAATTACCTCTGGATAAGGATAATGGCCAAAAATTATATTTACAGTTCGAGGATATGTAATATTTAAGCTATTTTTTTCTTCACTTAACTTATTATTTCTGTTAATTAAGGTAATCATTTTGCGACTTTCATTCTTTTAAAAAGTAATATATAAGCTACTATATGCTACAAAAATTAAAATTCAAGCCAGGTTTTAACAAGCAAGACACAGAATCAGGGGCCGAGGGACAATGGACTGATGGTGATTTTGTTAGATTTAGATATGGACTACCTGAAAAAATAGGGGGTTGGCTACAATTAACAGCTGCCAATAAAACATTACCTGGAGCGGCTAGAGCACAAGTTGCATTCTCAAGTTTTGCAGGTGAAAAGTATACTGCTATTGGAACGTCTCAAGGACTATTCTTATATTATGGTAATGACTTCTATGACATCACTCCTTTAGATACAGCAATTACTGGAGGAACATTAACAACTGTTAATGGATCTAGAACAGTGACTATCAATAAAGGTTCACATAATTTAGAAGTTGGACGATATGTAACTCTTTCATCTGTTTCAGTTACAGGGGCATCTGACTTTACATCTGGTGAACTAGAACAACCATATGAAATATTAACTGTGCCTGATGTAGATAAATTTACTGTTCAAGCTTCACGTGCTGAAGGAGGAAGCGGTATGACTGCAGCAGGATCTGTAACTGTCAATCCTTATGTTGAAGTTGGACCAACGACACAAACCACTGGATTTGGTTGGAGTACATCAACATGGGGAGCATCTACATGGGGCACAGCGAGAGCTACAAGTTCTGTGGTCCTAGATCCAGGGAACTGGAGTCTTGATAACTTTGGTCAAGTGTTAGTTGCAACTATATTTAATGGTAAAACATTTACATGGAATGCAGGTGCATCGAATCCAAGAGATAACAGAGCATCGTTAACAACATCTAATTTTCAAACTACCAATAACCCAACAGCCAGCAGATTTACATTAGTCTCTGATAGAGATAGACATTTATTCCATTTTGGAACTGAGACAACTATTGGTGATACTTCAACACAAGATCCGATGTTTGTAAGATTTTCTAATCAAGAAGATTTAAATGAATATACACCAACAGCTACTAACACTGCTGGTACATTTAGATTAGATACCGGTAATGAAATACGAGCAGCCCTTCAAGGTAAAGACTACGTGTTTGTTATAACTGATCTTGCTGCTTATGTTATTCAATTTGTTGGTCCACCATTTACATTTAGTGTTAGACAGGTTGGTACAAATTGTGGATGTATTTCTCAACATGCAGCCACATTCGTAAATGGTGCTGTATTTTGGATGGGATCTCAAGGTGGATTTTTTGTATTTGATGGAACAGTAAAATCATTACCCTCGCTTGTAGAAGATTTTGTATTTAGTACAGACGGAGATAATCTTGGATTAAACTTTAATTCAAGAGATGTTATCTTTGCAGGTGCAAATAATTTATATACAGAAGTAAATTGGTTTTATCCAAAAGATGGATCTGA